ATTAAATCAATGCTACGAAACGATAAGGAAAAATAAAAATGTCAAATGAACAGATAACACAGGAAACTGTGCCTGTAGAAACAACGACTACAGAAACAGCACAACCAACACCAACTGCCACACAAGTTGCAGTAAAAGGAGCAGATACTCCTGCACCACAAACATCATCTTGGAAAGATTCTATTAGTGAAGAATTTAGAAAAGATCCAAGCATAGAAAAGTTTACAGAAATAGATGCGTTAGCAAAAAGTTATATCAACGCAACTAAAATGATTGGTCAAGATAAAATAGTTATACCTACAAAAAATTCTGGACAAGAAGCATGGGATGAAGCCTACGCAAAACTTGGTAGACCAGAATCTGCAGACAAATATAATTTTGATGTTAAGTCAGAAATAGTTAATATGGATGAAAATGCTATTAAATCTTTTGCAGAACAATCTCATAAGTTAGGATTAAATAATAAACAAGCAGCAGGTATATTAGATTTTTATAAAAATAATATGGAAGGATCTGCACAACAAGCAAAGATAGATACCGAAACTGCTCAATCTCAGGCTGAACAAGAGTTAAGACAAGAATGGGGTAGAGATTTTGAAGGTAAAGTTAAACAAGCTGGTGCATTAGCAAAAGCAAATATTAATCCAGAAATTTTAGATATGACTTTATCAAATGGAATAAGACTTGGTGATCATCCAGAAATAATAAAAGGCTTTGCAAAAATAGCAGGAATGATGTCAGAAGATAAAATTGTTGCAACTGAAAGCGAAAATGTAAATACAGTTGCTGACATTGAAACTGAAATATCAGCTATTACTAATGATACTGATGGACCTTATTGGAATAAACAACATCCAGATCACGATAAAATAGTACAACAAGTTTATACATTAAGAGAAATGCTAAATGCGGATAAATAATCTTAATGATCAAGAAATTCGGTTAGAAATATTGCGGTTGGTTAAGGAGACAGGATCTGAAGTTCAGAAAAATGATCCCTTGCTAATCGCAGAAAAATACTATAACTGGATAGTAGGTAAGAAAATTCGTAAGAACCTTACTGCCAAGAAGGAATAGACTTCTACTCTAAAAGAGTTTAAATCCAAGAATTGCCTACTCATGTGAGTGGATAACCTTTCTGATTTTTTTATAATAATAATAATAATGGAGAGACAATTATGTCAACAAATATAACTACAGCATTTGTACAGCAGTATTCTGCTAACATACAAATGTTATCTCAACAAATGGGATCATTATTAAGAGACAAAGTCAGATTAGAAAGTGTTGTCGGAAAAAATGCTTTCTTTGATCAAGTTGGAAAAGTAACTGCAGTTTTAAAAACTAGCAGACACTCAGACACTCCGCAAATTGATACACCTCACGCAAGAAGAAGAGTATCACTTGCTGACTATGAGTTTGCTGATCTTATTGATCAACAAGACAAAGTACGTCTTTTAATAGACCCTACATCATCTTACGCACAAGCCGCTGCTATGGCAATGGGTAGAGCAATGGATGATGTGATCATTACTGCAGCACTTGGTACAGCATTTACTGGTGAGACAGGATCAACTTCAACTACTTTACCATCAGCTCAGATAATTACTGAAAGTGGTACTGATGGTTTAACAATCGCTAAACTAAGAACAACTAAAGAAAAGTTTGACTTAGCAAGTGTAGATCCTTCAATCCAAAGATATATGATTGTATCACCAAGACAGGTAACTGATCTTTTAGGTACAACTTCTGTAACAAGTTCAGACTTCAACACTGTAAAAGCATTAGTACAGGGTGAAGTGGATTCGTTCATGGGGTTCAAATTCATAACATCAAACAGACTATCTATCGCATCTTCTAAAAGAAAATGTATTGCTTTTGCTTCTGATGGAATAGCTCTTGGTGTAGGTAAAGATGTGTCAGCTAGAATAGACGAAAGAGCTGATAAATCTTATGCTACTCAAGTTTACTATTGCATGAGCATTGGTGCTACAAGAATGGAAGAAGAAAAAGTTGTAGAAGTTCAAGCTCACGAAGCATAATAGGAGATATATATGACAACTAAAAATACAGACTTAGTAGCTAATTTTGAAGCTACTCCTCAAGTTGCAAATAATGCTGCTGAATTACATGGCGTTCTTAGAACAGCTCATGGATCAGTAGAACTTGCAGCTGGAGATAGTACTGACAACGATATTGTTATGTTAGCACCTATTCCATCAAATGCTGCTGTACCAAGTTTATTCATTGGTTCAGATACATTCGGTGGTTCGTGTACATTCAATGTTGGTGTCTATACATCAGCTGGTGTAGTAAAAGACGAAGATGTTTTCGCAACTTCAGTAGCTGACGCTGCTGCTATGGCGGATGTTCGTTATGAAGCTGCTGATCTTGATACTGGATCTAAGAAGCTATGGGAATTAGCTGGAGACAGTGAAGATCCGGGTGGATATTACTACATTGCTATTACTTTTAATGCTACTGGTGGAACTGCTGGTACATTAAACTGGAATATCAGTTACGTTATAGACTAATAAATAAAATTTTAGGCGGGAGAAGCGAGAGTGGACCCCGCCTAGAGTGCATGAAGAAAATACAAGATTTAAAACCTGTATTACATTTTAAAAAAGATAATTATGTATATAGGTATGTGTTAGTTGATAGGTTCAAACATGATTCTAAATATCATTATGGATTTGATGCTAAAGAAGAGAGAACAGAAGAAGAAATATTTGCGTTAGAAAAAGATAGACAAATAAGACGTAAGTATATTATAAGGAAGTAGTATGGCATCAACAGTAGACATTTGTAATGGAGCATTAAATCAACTAGGTGCAACAACCATACTTTCACTTACAGAAGATTCAAAAAACGCTAGACTTTGTAACTCAAGATTTACTCAAGTAAGAGATGCAGTATTTAGATCACATCCTTGGAACTGTTTACAAACAAGAGTAGAACTAGCATCATCAACAACAACTCCTGCATGGGGTTACAAATTTAAATATGATTTACCCGGAGATTGTTTGAGACTACTTAAAATATTAGATTATGATTCAAACTACAAAGTAGAAGGTAGATCAATATTATCTAACAATTCTAGTATGAAAATTTTATATATTTCAAGAGTAGAAGATCCCAATCAATATGATGAGTTGCTAAGAGAAACATTATCTGCTGCATTAGGTGCAGACATTGCTTATGCCATAACATCTAACAATACTACATCACAAAATATGATTGTTAATTATCAAGAAAAATTAAAAGATGCTAGATTTGTAGATTCAACAGAAGGTCAAAATATAGCTCAAGAAAATGGTATGGCGGATGCTATTGATGCTAGTACATTCTTAAACTCAAGGTTTTAATAAATGGCTAGAGTAGCTGCACAACTTACAAATTTTACAGCAGGTGAGCTATCTCCTAGATTAGATGGTAGAAATGATTTAGCCAAATATTCTGCTGGATGTCAAACTGTAGAAAATATGGTTATCTATCCTCATGGTGCTGCAGCTCGTAGACCGGGTACAACATTTGTTGCAGAGGTAAAAACAAGTAGTGCAAAAACAAGAATAATACCTTTTGAATTTTCTACAACACAAACTTATATTTTAGAATTAGGAAACGAGTATATTAGATTCTATAGAGATAATGGTCAAATACTATCTGGTGGTTCTCCTTATGAAATATCATCACCTTATTTAACCGCAGAACTATTTGATATTAAATTTGCACAAAGTGCTGATGTTATGTACATTACGCACCCTAACCACAAAACTAGAAAATTATCCAGAACTGGACATACTTCATGGTCATTAACAGAAGTAGATTTTACTAAAGGACCATTTTTAGATGCAAATATTACCACAACAACACTAACACCTTCTTCTGCATCAACAGGATCAAGAACTATTACAGCATCTTCTGTTACAGGTATTAATGGCGGTTCTGGATTTTTAACAACAGATGTGGGTAGACAAATACATTTTAACTCTGGTTTTGGTACAATTACCGGCAGAACTAATACTACAGAAGTTACAGTAAATGTAACTACAGCTTTTACAAATGCTAACGCAATAACTAATTGGTTTCTTGGAGCTTTTTCAGATACCACAGGTCATCCTGCTTGTGTAACTTTTTTTGAACAACGATTAGTATTTGCTGCAACTATAAATAATCCACAAACAGTTTATTTTTCTAAGTCTGGTGATTATGAAAATATGGATGCAAATCTTGGTGGTACTGTAGCTGATGATGATGCTATAATTTATACAATCGCATCTAATCAAGTAAATGCAATTAGATTTTTAGCATCAACAAGAACTTTAATTATAGGAACTGCAGGTGGTGAATTTGCAGTTAGTGGAGGTGGAGATAATGATGCTATTACCCCTACTAACATTATGATTAAAAAACAATCTAATCATGGTGCAGCCAATGTAGATGCAATCTCTGTAGGCAATGCAACATTATTTTTGCAAAGAGCAAAAAGAAAAATTAGAGAACTAGCATATAACTTTGATGTAGATGGTTATATAGCACCAGATTTAACAATCCTTGCCGAACACATTACCGAAGGTAATATTATTGAAATGGCATATCAAGAAGAACCTTTAGCAATAGTTTGGTGTGTTAGAGGAGATGGTGAATTAATTGCATTAACATATCAAAGAGAACAAGAAGTTGTTGCTTGGCATAGACACGTTTTTGGTGGAGTGTTTGGAACTGATAAAGCAGTGTGTGAATCAGTTGCAGTTATTCCAACAGAGAGTAGTGAATATGAATTATATATGATTATTAAAAGAACTATTAATGGTTCTACAAAAAGATATGTAGAATTTTTAAACACATTTGATTTTACAGAAACTGACAATACAACATTTAATTTTTTAGATTCTCAACTTTCTTATAGTGGTGCAACATCAACATTAAATGGTGATATTTCTAACTCAGCAACTACAGTTACTGTTACATCTGGAACAGATTTTACATCATCTGGAAAAATAAAAATTAATGGAGAAATTATTACTTATACAGGAAAATCTACAAATGATTTAACTGGCTGCACAAGAGGAACTGAAGGAACTTCTGCAGCAGCTCATACTTCTGGAGCAACTGTTAAACAAGTTGTTAATGGTGTATCTGGATTAAATCATTTAGAAGGTCAAGTAGTTAGTATATTAGCAGATGGTGCAACACATCCTACAAAAACTGTTTCATCAAATGCTATTACATTAGATAGGTTTGCAAATAGTATTAAAGTTGGATTAAGTTATACATCTTTATTAAAAACTATGAGAATAGATGCTGGTGCACAAAATGGAACATCACAAGCCAAAACAAAAAGAATATATGAAGTTACTGCAAGATTGTTTGAAAGTGTTGGTGTTGAGATAGGACCAGACTTAGACAATATGGAAAGAGTACCTTTTAGAACTTCTGCTAATCCTATGGATCAAGGTATACCACCATTCACAGGTGATAAAGAGGTAGAGTTTAGAGGAGATTATGATACAGATGGATTTATGATTGTTAGACAAACACAACCTTTACCTTTAACAGTTTTATCATTATACCCAAGGCTAGTAACAAATGATGGATAAACACCTACATATAGTACCTTATACTGCAGAACATGGACAATTTATATTGTCCTGTCAAATGAATCATAAAGTATTAGAAGCAGACAGAAACTATATTAATGTAGAAGGTAACGCTAAAAATTTAGAACAAGATTATTTAGCATTTACAGGAATGGTTAGATCAAAACCTATCTTTGCTGCTGGAATGAAAATGGTTTGGGGTAGAGTTGCAGAAGGTTGGGTTATAGCAACAGAAGATATGTGGAACTATCCTTTGTCAGTTGCTAAAGCAATTAAAAAAGATTTTGCTAGAGTTGCAAGAGAACACGATATAGAAAGAGTACAAACCGCAATTAGAAAAGATTTTAAACAAGGTCAAAGATTTGCAGAGTGGTTAGGTTTGGAGAACGAAGGTCTAATGAAAAAATTTGGTTTTGATGGTACAGATCAATACAGATATGCGAGGATATTTTAATGAGTGCAGCAGTACCTTTTATAGGACCAGTTTTAAGTGTAGCAGCAGCATCTTCTGCTAACGAAATAGGAAAATTTAATCAAGATGTAGGTAATAGAAATGCTCTTATTGCAGAACAAGAAGCTGCGGCACAAGCTAAATTAACAGAATTTAATATTGCAAAATTTAATCAAAGTTTTGAAAAGTTCCAATCCACAACAAAAGTTAGTATATTAAAAAGTGGTGTAGAATTATCTGGAACTGCATTAAAAATTTTACAATCTAATGCTGAACAAGCAGAATTGCAAAAAGATATTATAGAATATAATGGTAAAGTTGCCGAAGCTAAAAAATTAGAAGAAGCAAACTTTGCTAGAATATCTGGTGCATTGTCAAGAGCACAAGGTAGACAACAAGCTATTGGATATTTAGCTGGAGCAGGATCTAGTTTATTAACTATGAAACAAATGGGGATGTTTAGTTAATGAAAAGAAATTATAAGTCAGAATATAAAAATTATCACTCTAAAACAAAACAAAAAAAAAATAGAGCTGGTAGAAATGGTGCAAGAAGAATTATGAAAAAAAAATTTGGTAACAGTATATTAGGTAGAGATGTTGATCACAAAGATAGAAACCCAAGAAATAATAGTAAAGGTAATTTAAGATTACAATCTAAATCTTCCAACAGATCAAGGAATCAATAATGATATATAAATTTATAGTAATATTTTTTTTTGGAGTTTTTCAGTAATGCCTAAAATACCTACATTTGAAACTACTATTGCACCTACTGCTGAAGTTGGAGCTGTAAAAAGTAATATAAAAGTTTCACCTAAAGATAGTTTGGCTGGAGCATTAGTACCAGCAGCTAATGCGGTAACACAGTTTTATATTAAAGAAAAAGAAATATCTAACAAGGTAGAGGGTGGACAACTAATTGCAGATGCTAATCAAGAATTGTTAGAAATAAAAGAACAATCTAAATTAAAACCTACACCAGACGAAGGTGTTAATTTTTTTAATGCTGGTTATAAACAAGTAGTTGATAAATATAAATCAAAAGCAAATAACAATTATATTCAAAAATACTTTGAATTAAATATTTCATCTAACAAACCTTCTTATGTTAATAATATTTTAAAACAAACTAGAGCCAATTTAGTTAAAACAAGAACTGATCAAGTTGTTCGTAGAGTTCAAAACGAAATTACAACTGCTGTTGAAGAAGAAAATACATTTAATTTTTTAAATTTATCAAAATCTGTTACCGGATTATATCAAGGTTTAGTTGATGATGGTTTAATTTCTGAAGCAGATTTAGAAATATATAAAAGACAGTTACCAGCTCTTGTAGAAACAGAAATGGTTAGAAAAATTGCAAATAATAATGCGTTTGCAGCATTGTCTGCTTTAGACGATAATAAAAATTATCCAAATATTGTAGGAGAAGAAAGAAGAAAATTAAAAAAAGAACTTAGAGAAATATCAACTTTTCAAAACAAAGCTGTAGAGTTTCAAGTTAATAGTGGATTATTAGAATCTAAAAAGAAGGTTGTAGCTGCATTAAAAGGAGATCAACCAGACAAACCTTTAGGAATAGATCCTAAAGAAATAGGATTAACATATACTACACAAAATGAAGAATATGATAATCAAATTAAAGAATTAAATAATAAAATTATTAATGATCAAATAAATTTAGATACTAATTATTTAACAAATGATAAAATTATTAATAAAATTTTAAATAACGAAATAAAAAATCCTTTTGAAAAATTTAAATTAGCGGGTGAAACAGAAGCCAAAAGTATTACAGAAAGAGTATTTGATGGATCTGTAAATTTAGATGACGATAATTTTTTTAATAATATTTTTGAATTACAACAGAATCCAGAATTAAGTAAAACTAACAAAGAATTTTTTAATTTTATAAATAAAGTGGTTCCCTTAATTGAAGGATCAACAAGCTCTAAATACTTTGATGATAATTACAACAATAGATTAAGTTCCTTTAGACAAGATATGTATGGTAGATTTGTTGAAGGATTAAATCAAAATATACCAGTAGCAAAATTATTAGATTCCTTATCTGATAATTATATTGCTAAAGATATATTGGATTATGCTCCAACTAAATCACAAGTAAGAGATGCTCTTTTAACTGCTGCTAAAAAAGAACAACCAGTATTAGTTAATACATTTTTTCAAAGAAAAACAGAAGAAACACCAAACGATTATATAAATAGAATTACTGAATTTTATACTAAAGAAGATGGCAGTATAGGACAAAGAAAAAAAAAAGAAGTTACTAAAGAAGATGTAATGAAAGGAAGTGTATTAGACCAAGAAACAGACAATGAATTTAATTTTTTCTCAGATGCACAGGCAGCTATAGTAGATACAGAAAATCAAGAAGTACAACAAGTAGGATTTTTAGGAGATTTTTTTTTAGGTAAAGATAGATTTTTAATTGCTAATTGGAATAAACATTATCAAACTGACAACAGCAAGGTAAACTCTGTAAAAGCAAGAGAAAGACTAAGCAGAGATTATACAGTTCCAGATGAAGCAATATCTGCAATAGAAAATGCTGCTACAAATTTTGATGGTGATGGTGGTTTTTCAAAAGAATATTTAATAGATAGTTTGACTAAAATTGGTCAAATAGAAACACAGTATGAAACAAAAATACAAAGAGGAAAAAATCCAGAAATAAAAAACTTTTACGCAAGATCATATTGGCAAATAGAAGTAGAAACTGCAAAAGATATATTAAAAAATTCTGCTCCTGTATTTGGTAAGAATTTTGAATCTACTTTTTCTAAATATGCAAAAAATAATAAAACAGCTAGAGAAAGTTTATTAAATTTAGATGATAAAAATTTAGTTAATTTATTAGAAAAAGATGATACGTTAGCTGCTAATATTGCAGCAGCGTTAATAGTAACTAGATTTGACACAGAAAAAGCATGAACCTAAATGAACAACAAACATTATTACAAGAGGGTGGTTTTGAACAAAAAGAAATCACAGGATGGAAACAAGGCAAAATAAAAGAACTTCAAGAAGGTGGATTTACTAATCAAGAAATTTCTAATGAATTTAAATTTCAACCAGACACCAAAGTTATTAAAGATTATGTTGGCAATGTAGCCAAAGATTATTTATCTGGAAGAGGTATTATAATATCAGAAGAGGAGATGCCTTATCAAACAGAACAAACTAGATCGGATCAATTAAAAGAATTAAAAAAAGATATTAAAGAAACTGTAGTTGGAGAAAAATTTGATGGAGATTATATTGCTGAACAAATACTTGGAAGTAATCTTTGGAACTTAAGTAAAAGAGCCGCAAAAGGAGAAGGTACTCCAGAAGCATTAAAAATGCCAAAACCAAAAGATTATACTTGGACAGAGGAATTTCTTACAACATTAGGTACACTAGCTGTTGATTCTCCTATTTATGCTGGAAGTGCTGTTGTTGGTTTGCCGGGAGGTACATTGGGTGCTGGATTTACAGGAGCAATGATACCTACAACAACTAGAGCAACTTTATTGAAAGTTTTAGAAAATCAAGATGAAGGTAAACCATCTGATGTTATAAAAATATTATTAGAAGAAACTTTGATGGAAGGTTTAAAAGAAGGTGCAAAATTTTCTGCATCCCTTGCCTTACCAATGTTAAAAATACCCGGTGGTAAAACTTTAGCAGCTAATTATATATCAAGAACTGCAGCTCAAATAACTGGTTATCAAGGAACAGGTTTAATATTAGACGAAGAAATACCAAGTATGGGAGAGTTTGCTTCTACTGCTTTATTGTTTGGTTTATTTAATATTAGATTACCTAAAGCAAAAGCAGAAAAAAAATCAAAACAAATTTTTATTGATTATGGAAAAAAACCTACAGATGTAGCTTTGGATTTAGCAAAAAATAGAACAGTAAGAGAGGATGTATTATCAAACAATGTAACAGTTAGAGCTTATGAAATAAAGGATGCTAAAAAAATAAAAATACCAAAAGAAGAAATACAAGTTACAACTAAAGCAAAATTTGATGATCCTATTGCAAATAAAGCTGCAGAGAATATTTCTTTTGAAACAACCAAACTTCCAATCACACCACAACAAATTAAAGAAACTGTAAAACAAGCAGCTAAAACTTCTAAAAGAAAATTTGTAATTAAAGCAATAGATCAAAAATATCCTGTGTTAGAAGCATTGAGAGAAATAAATGTTAAAACTAAAACAGGAATTGAAAAATTAAATGATTACGAATTTTTAAGATTACAAGAAGGTATGAAGGGTAGATCAGCACACTTTATTGAATTTGGAACTCTTGATTTTAAAACATTAGCTGAAACTGGACCTTCTTTAATATCTATTGCTAAACCTTTTGTAAAAGATAAAACTGAATTAAATTTATTAAGCACCTATTTAACAAACAGACACGCAGTAACTCTTGCTAAAAGAAATAAAGAAACCGGTGTTGATATTCCCAATGCAGAAATATTTTTAAAAAAATATACAAACAAAAAAGTTAAAGATCCAGACACAGGTAAGATG